CAACGCCTGGACGTCTGTTCTGGAGTCAGTTCTCAGGAGAGATGGATCGCGCCGCCGTCGCTACCAGTGTGCGAACCTGCACAGGTTCAACACGGAGGAAAGAATTGTTGGCCTTTCCTCTATAGCTACCGAGGTGACACCCTCGTCGTCAACAGCGCAATACGAAAATCCAAATACAAAAGCGCCGAAGAAGTCGGCGTAGCAGATTTTTAGCGGGCTTGCATAGCTGCAAGCGTGGTTCTAGCCTCACAGATGTGAAGCCATTTCTTGCGCACCATACGTGCCCGCTGATTTTGATGCGTATGGTGCATCTCCCTGAACCTAGACCGAGGGGGCTAGGAATCTGTGTCTCCCCCTCAACCCCCAACAACACCTCAACATCATGGCAGCAAACGAAACCCAAGTGGGCGGCGCTCACTACAAACAACACACCTACGAAACGTGGGACGTGATCCTCGACTGGCAGTTAGGGTATCTAGACGGCAACGCTGTCAAGTATCTGTCCCGCTGGCGACACAAGGGCGGCGTGCAAGACCTGAAGAAGGCGCGGCATTACATCGACAAGCTCATTGAAGTGGAGGAATTCAACGATGGCAACCCCGGAAAGTAAAGTCAAAGCCAAGTGCGTCGAGATCATCAAGAAGTACCGCGCTTACTACTTCTTTCCTGCACAGAACGGCTACGGTCGAGCAGGCATACCAGACATCATCGTCTGCTACCGAGGCATGTTCCTTGGTGTAGAATGCAAGGCCGGTTTCAACAAGCCCACCGCCCTGCAAGAACGTGAGATGGCAGACATCCACCGTGCCGGTGGGTCCGCGATGGTGGTCAGGGAAGATACACTTGAACTGCTCGAAGAGTGGTTCGCAGAAAGGCAATCATGGGCACAGTAGACACAGACAGCTTAAAGCAACGCATCGAGATGGTAGCGATGATGGAGCGCATCGCTGCGCTTCCTGCAGATGAGGCGGACCAGTTCGTGCGGGCCATACTCATGGTGGGTAGCTGCTTCTTGCATGAGAAGAACCACGGCGTGTTTCTGCTGGTCGAGAACGAGGAGACGCTCAAGGTCATGGGTGTCAACTCCTCGGCGAACGACACAGGCCACATCGTCACGCAAGCCGCTGAGATGTTCATCACCAACATGGTCGCCAACGACCTGCAACGCAAAGGAGAAACGCATTGAAACCTTACGACAAGATCGTCGTCTTGGACTTCGAGACCGCATGGTCTCGGGCAGAGTACACGCTCAGCAAAATGACTACTGAAGAGTACGTCCGCGACCCGCGCTTCAAGGCGTGGGGGCTGTGCTGGAAGGAAGTGGGCACCGACGAGATCCCGGTGTGGGTACGCAGCGACCGCATCAGGCGCTGGAAGTCCAGCATCGACTGGTCCCGCACTGCTGTGCTTGCTCACAACGCCCAGTTCGACGTGACGATCCTCTCCTGGGTCTACGGCATCCAGCCCGCGTTCATCTTCGACACGCTCAGCATGGCCCGCGCCCTGCGTGGCGTGGAGGTGGGCAACAGTCTGGCTACGCTGGCCGAGGCGTTCGAGCTTCCCCCCAAGGGCAAGGCGGTGCACAGCACCGATGGCATGCTGGAGAGCATCCCGTTCGCGGTCGAACAGGAGCTGGCCGACTACTGCAAGCACGACACGTACCTGTGTGAGCAGATCTTCCTGCGCTTGATCGAGGGCTACCCGACCAAGGAGTTGAAGCTCATCGACATGACGCTGAAGATGTACACCCGCCCGCTGCTGCAGCTTGACAAGGAGATGTTGGCGCAGGCGATTGAAGAAGAAAGGACTGCACGTGAAGGACTCCTTGCAAAGCTCGGCATGGTGGAAGCTACTCTCGCTTCGAACCCGCAATTTGCGCAAGCGCTCAAAGCACTTGGCATTGATCCGCCAACGAAGATCAGCAAGACTACAGGCGAAGAAACGCTTGCTCTTGCCAAGAATGACGCGTTATTCCAGGCACTACTCAATCATGAGAATGAGGACGTTGCTCTCCTATGCGAAGCAAGACTGAAGGTCAAGAGCACCAGCGAACGCACACGTGCGCAGCGCTTCCTCGACATTGCTGACCGGGGCGACCTGCCGGTGCCCCTGAGCTACTACGGTGCAGCCACAGGCCGGTGGACTGCAGCCAAGGGCAGCGCGATCAACATGCAGAACCTGAAGAGAGGCTCTTTTCTGCGTAAGGCGATCATGGCCCCTGAGGATCACGTCATCGTGGTCGGTGACCTCTCGCAGATCGAGCCGCGTGTGCTGGCGTGGCTGGCTGACTACGACGCCCTGCTCGACATCTTCCGCGCTGGTGGCGATCCCTACGCGCAGTTCGGTTCGCAGATGTTCAACATCCCCGGCATGACCAAGGACAGTCACCCGGTGGAGCGGCAGTCGGCCAAGTCAGCCCTGCTGGGCGCGGGCTACCAGCTAGGCTGGGCCAGCTTCGCGGCCCAGTTGCTTACTGGGTTCCTGGGAGCGCCACCCAAGCGGTACTCAAGGGAAGAGGCGAAGCAGCTTGGTGTTGTCGGCGCTGACGTGCAGAAGTTCCTGTCCTGGGACGAGAACATCAAGAAGATGGAGGAGATCCCCCACACCTGCACCGACCTTGAGCTTGCCATCCACTGCCTCGCAGCCAAGGCCATCATCGACAAGTACCGCACGGCCTCGTGGCCGGTGGTGGCGTTCTGGGAACTGATGGGCCAACTCATCGAGCAGAGCCTGTACAAGGGCAAGGAGTACACGCACAAGTGCCTGATCTTCCGCAAGGGCGAAATCGTCTTGCCAAGCGGCATGTCTGTGCGGTATCCTGACCTCCGCCCTGACCAAGACGAGAGGGGCCGAGTCCAGTGGAGCTACGCTGACGGCAAGGACGGCAAGCGAAGCAAGCTCTACGCGGGCAAGGTCACGAACAACGTGGTGCAGGGCACGGCGCGTTGTGTGATGACTGACGGGATGCTGCGAATAGGAAAGCGGTATCCGGTCTGTGGAACCGTGCACGACGAGGCGTTGTGTATCGCGCCGGAGAGTGAAGCAGATGAGGCCAAAGACTACCTTCTGGCCTGCATGACCGTGCAGCCGAGCTACATGCCGGGGATTCCCCTGGCTGCAGACGGCGGTGCTAACAGACGATATGGACTGGCAAAGGGATGAACACCATCACCGACTACGCCATGCCGCTCATGGAGATCGAGCGCATGGCCCGAGCAATCCACGACTTGTGCCTTGAGCGCAAGTATGGACAAGCGCGTGAACTCACCACTCACCTGGGTGTTGAGAACCGCATCCTGCAAGCCACGCTTGCACTACTCGAAGAAAAGGAGAAAGCCTTTGCAAACCCCCAAGAAGTTCAAGCTCAGTAACAAGACGTTCACCGTGCGCATGGTGGACACGATGCCCTGCCGGGGGCACATGGGTGAGGTGGACCACGACACGCGTGTGGTCACCATCGCCACCACCAGCAACCTGACGGGCCGGTCGTTCAAGACCGAGGAGGTGTCCGACACCTTCTGGCATGAGGTCACTCACGCCATCTTGCAGGACATGAACCACCGGCTGTGGAACAACGAGAAGTTCGTCACACGCTTCGCCAACCGGCTCAACGAGGTCATCAACACAGCGGAGATGTAATGGGTAACGCAGTCACTTGGAGCCATTCTGGCCTGAAGAAGTTTGAGCAGTGTGCGCGGCAGTATCACGAAGTGACGGTGCTGAAGCGCTTCCCTTTCGCGGACAACAAGCACACCATCTACGGCAAGGATGTTCACAAGGCCATCGAGGACTACGGGCGTGACGGCACACCGCTGCCGCCAGAGTTCGTGATCTTCCAGCCAGTCGTAGACGTTCTCCTTGCCAAGCCTGGGAGGAAGCTGTTCGAGCATGAGATGGCGCTGACCAAGGACTTGCGACCCTGTGACTTCAAGTCTGACGACAGGTGGGTGCGCGGCATCGCGGACCTGCTCATCGTGGATGACGACAACCTGACGGCCCGGGTGGTGGACTGGAAGACGGGCAATGACAAGTATCCAGACAGGGACCAGCTAACGCTGATGTCCCTGATGGTGTTTGCCCACTTCCCCCACATCCGCTCTGTCTCGTCTGCCTTGGTCTTCATCGTCAAGGGCAGCATGGTCAAGCACAAGATGTCCTACGAAGACGCAGAGGCTGCGTGGTGGGACTACCGGGAGCGCGTTGCCAAGCTTGAGGCAGCGCACGAGTTCGACGTGTGGAACCCCTCACAGAGCCCGCTGTGCGGATGGTGCCCCGTCAAAGACTGTACGTTCAATACCAAGAGGAGTTGATATGGCCACACGACAGGAGCTAGTGGACATAATGAAAAGTATCCCCTTGGACGACGATGACTGGGTACGTCTGTTTATGCGGAAGCTAAACGACGCTTTTCCAGAAATGGCGGCGGGACTAGTGCGACTAGCAGAGGAGCGATTAAATGACTCAGACCAACGGCAAGCGTGACTACAAGCACGCGTACAAGCTGCAGAAGGCAACCGGCGAGACCGCCGATCAGATCGAGCGCCAACGCGCACGCAGGGCCTACGACAAGGCTGGCATCGACCGCGCAGGCAAGGACATCGACCACGTCAAGCCGCTGCGCAAGGGCGGCAAGAGCACCGCAGGCAACCTGCGGCTGCGCTCAAAGAAAGCGAATCAAGCGGACAACGGCAAGTAAAACAACGGAGAAAGCAAGTGGAGATATTCGACAACCGCATACTGCTCTTCAACACCAGACACCCGCACCGCTACAGCATCATCCCCAAGCACAAGGTGCTGCCCATCGAGGGTGGCTACCAAGTCGCTGTCCACTGGGGCCTTGATGAGACGCGTGTGCTGCGCAACCTGGGCGTGAAGAACGTCCCCTCTCCCATCCAGGGGAGGTATGAGTGGCCTGGGCGCTATCGCCCGATGGACCACCAGCGCGACACGTCAGCGTTCCTCACGTTCAACCGGCGTGCGTTCGTGCTGTCAGAACCCGGGACGGGCAAGACCCTCAGCGCCCTGTGGGCGGCTGACTACCTGATGAAGCGCGGTGAGGTCAGGCGGTGCCTGATCCTGTGCCCCCTGTCGATCATGCACAGCGCATGGATGCAGGACCTGGGCAACTCCGTCATCCACAGGAGCGCAGTGGTGGCCCACCACGCACAGGCTGCGCGACGCATCGAGTTGATACAGGAGGACTACGAGTTCGTCATCACGAACTACGAGGGCCTCAATTTGATTGCGAATGAGGTGAACAACGACGGGCGTTTCGACCTCGTAATTGTTGATGAGGCGAATGCATATAAGAACCCGCAGACACGGCGGTGGAAGGCGCTGAACTCCATCATCAAGCCAGAGACGTACCTGTGGATGATGACGGGCACGCCTGCTGCGCAGTCTCCTGTGGATGCGTACGGCCTTGCTCGGCTGGTCAACCCGACCAACGTGCCCAAGTTCTACACGGCGTGGCGCGATCAGGTGATGCAGAAGATCACCATGTTCAAGTGGGCTCCCAAGCCCGACGCTGCTGACCGGGTCTACGCTGCACTGCAGCCCGCCATACGCTTCACCAAGGCGCAGTGCCTGGACCTGCCGCCTGTGCTCACGACCACACGTGAGGTGCCGCTCACCCCACAGCAGGCCAAGTACTACAACCTGCTGCGCGACCAGATGGTGGCGATGGCTGCGGGCGAGACGATCACTGCCGTGAACGCGGCGGGCGTGCTCAACAAGCTCCTGCAGATCAGCACCGGGGTGTCCTACACCGACAACCAAGAGGTGGTCGAGTTCGATGCCACGCCAAGGCTGAACGTCCTGCTCGAGGCGCTGGAGCAGACAGACCGCAAGGTCATCGTGTTCGCGCTCTTCCGCGCTGCCATCAGCACCATCAGCGCCTTCCTCACCAAGAACGGTGTGGCCTGCGAGGAGATCCACGGCGGGGTCACAGCAACCAAGCGCGGCGACATCATCAAGCGCTTTCAAACGCAGCCCAACCCGAGGGTGCTGGTCATGCAGCCCCAGGCCACAGCGCACGGCATCACGCTGACTGCTGCGGACACCGTGATCTTCTACGGCCCGCTGATGAGCGTGGAGCAGTACGTGCAGTGCATCGCCCGGGCCGACCGCAAGGGGCAGTCCTCCGACAAGGTCACCGTGATCCACATCGAGGGGTCGCCGGTCGAGAAGCGCATGTTCAAGGCCCTGTCCAGCAAGGTGGACGACAACGCCCTGCTGGTCAAGTTGTTCGAAGAAGAAATTTCAGGAAGGGGGTTGCCGAAGTCAGTTTGACAATGTACAGTGTTGGACACCAACTCAAAAAAGGAGAAAGCATGGAAGACGAATTGCCCGTAGACAGGCTGGTCCGCATCTACATGAAGATGCGCTCGGCCATCCAAGACCTCGACGCCCAGATCGAGGCGATCAAGGAGCAGCAACAGTCCGTCAAGAACGAGATCAAGGACCGCATGCGGGGCACGGGGGTCAAGTCCCTGCGCACCGACCACGGCACCGTCTCGCTGATGGAGAAGACCCGGTACTACACCAACGACTGGGACAGCTTCAAGAAGTTCATGGTGGAACACGATGCGCTTGACCTGCTGGAGAAGCGCATCGCCCAGTCCAACATGAAGTTGTTCTTGGAAGAAAACCCTGGGTCCATTCCCCCAGGTTTGAACTCGGACACCGAGTTCGACATCTCTGTGAGAAAACCGTCAACCAAGTGAAAGGCTACACATGAGCAACATTGCACTTTTCTCCGGCTCTGCCGTTCCCGCGTTCGCCAAGAAGGGCGAACTGTCTGCCCTCGCCAAGTCCCTCGCAGGGGGTGCCGGTGGTGGCGGCAAGCGCATCTCGATCAAGGGTGGCGTGTTCCGCTTGATGGTGGACGGCAAGGAAGTTGCCGCTGTCGATGAGCGCTTCCTCGATGTGGTTGTCGTCAACGCCGCCCCCAAGATCGGGCGTACGTTCTACATGAAGGCGTACGACGGTGACACGCCCAGCGGCCCTGACTGCTGGTCGGCTGACGGCGAGAAGCCTGACGCCAGCGCAGCCACCCCCCAGGCCACCAACTGCGCCTCGTGCCCGCAGAACGTGAAGGGCTCCGGTCAGGGTGATTCCCGCGCCTGCCGCTTCAGCCAGCGTCTGGCAGTGGTGCTGGCGAACGATGTGGACGGTGACGTCATGCAGCTTCAGTTGCCTGCCACGTCCATCTTCGGCAAGGAGGAAGGCGACAACCGTCCGCTGCAAGCGTACGCCCGGTATCTGGCTGCGCAGGGCGTCTCTCCCGAGACCCTGGTCACGCGCATGAAGTTCGACACGAAGTCGGAGAGCCCCAAGCTGTTCTTCAAGCCGATGCGTTGGTTGAGCGAGGACGAGTACGCCTCGGCGGCGGAGCAGGGTCAGTCTGAAGACGCCAAGCGTGCGATCACCATGACCGTGGCGCAGACCGACAAGGTCGAGCCGATGAAGCTGGAGGGCACCAAGCCCACTCCCAAGGCTGCTGCCAAGCCCGCACCCGCTCCTGCGGCTGAGGAAGAAGAGGAAGAGGCACCGCCGCCTGCACCCCGGCGTGGCCGTCCTCCCAAGGCCAAGGCTGAGCCTGTGGAAGAGGCTGAGGAGACCGTCGAGCCAACCGTGCGCAAGGAAGAGAAGGCTGCACCCGCTGCACCCAAGTCATCTCTTGCCAAGCTGGCGGCTGATTGGGATGATGAGTGACTTTGATGGGGGCTTCGGCCCCCTCTTAACACCATGACCTACTCTGTCAAAACCGTGCTGGCGGTGAAGGACGCTCCCAAGAGCCTGGGCAACACGCTCGGGCGTCTTGCTGTGAGCTTGGACTTCAGCGTCTTGCGCCTCGCCAAAGCCACTGGGGCATCACGCCAAACCGTCTACAACTGGATGCTGGGCGGCGATGTTCTCAATCCGTATCAACCCCGCGTCGAGCGCCTGATCGAGATCCTCAGAGCCGCCAAGAACGCAGAAACCGCATGGGTGCAAATATGCAAGGAATTCAACCTTCAAGCCTGACGCCAGAGGAACTGGTCCGGTATGCCTACCTCAAGAACGACAACGGCTTGCCTAAGGACTGGTGCGATGCGCTGATCAAGGCGGTAGAGACGCTGCTGGACGACCTCAAGTAACCCCCGGGAGCTTCATGGAACCGCTTGAGTTTCTAGCGGCTGTGCTTCCGCCACCCGGTTTTGGGTACTACTGCGCAGCAGAGCTTTCTTCCAAGAAGAAGCAACACGTTTTCGTCGAAGATCTGAAGGAGGTACAGCGCCATGCTGACCAATGGCTGACACAGAGCAAGGACATCTATTTCGCGCTGGCGACGTTCGAAGAGTCGGGCAAGCGCACGGCAGACAACGCCGAGTACGTGCGGTCCATGTTCATCGACATGGACGGGTACGCCACGAAGAAAGACGCCGCACAAGCGCTGGGTGGCTTCCTTGAGACCACAGGGCTTGAGGGGTTAGCCACGCCGTGGATCGTCGCATCAGGCGGCGGGCTGCACTGCTACTGGGCCTTCACGCACCCCGTTGCTGTGGGTATCTGGAAGCCTGTGGCTGAGGCGTTCAAGCGCCTGTGCAAGCAGCAAGCGCTGTCTATCGACATGACGGTCACCGCCGACGCGGCCCGCGTGTTGCGCATCCCGGGCACGCTCAACTTCAAGAAGAAGTACGGCACCCCACGCTCGGTCAAGATCATGGCCGAGGGCACCGCATGCAGCTTCGAGGACTTCGCGCAGGCCATCACGGCAGCGCTGGGGCCGACCAGTGTCAATGCACCAGCACCGTCTCGCGCACCGCTCGACATCCCCGGCAAGCGCATCGAGGCACCCGTCGCCAGCAACGTCAAGCTGGTGGAGAACAGCGTCACCAAGTTCAAGCTGATCATGCAGCGCACGGCGGCAGGCGATGGTTGCGCACAGCTTGCGCACTTCGTTGAGCACGCCGCTGATGACGGCATGGAGCCCCAGTGGCGTGGCTGGCTGTCCCAGGCCAAGCAGTGTGCGGATGGTGAGCGTGCTGCGGTCTGGCTGAGCAGCCTGCACCCCTACGAGCCTGAGCGCATGCAGACCAAGCTGCGCGAGATCAAGGGCCCGTACCCGTGCCTGAAGTTCGACAGTGAGAACCCGGGCATCTGCGAAGGCTGCAAGCACTTCGGCAAGATCACCAACCCCCTGGCGCTTGGGCGCGAGATCCTGGCTGACAACACCGAGAAGCAGATCGAGATCACGCCCGTGGATCCGGACGACCCCGAGGCACCACCGGTCACAGTCACACGCCCAATCCCACCCAAGGGCTACTCCTACGGGGCCAAGGGCGGCGTGTTTGTCGAGCGTATGGTGGAGGAGGCTGACGGCACCAAGCGCAAGCACCAGATCATGATCGTGCCCTACGATCTGTTCGTCGTGGACCTGCTGAACAAGGACGGTGAGCACACCGTGCACATGGTCGCCAACCGACCCGGCGCTCCCATCGATGTGCTGATGGCACAGCGCTACACCGTGTCCAAGGACGAGTGCCTGAAGACGTTGGCACAGCAGAACATCATCGCCTCGTTCGGCGCAGGCAACGACAAGAACCTGTTCGAGTACATCCGCGCATGCATCGAGGATGCCAGCGTCACGAAGAAAGCCATCAAGATCCCAGGCCAGTACGGCTGGCAGGAGGATGGCACGTTCGTCTACAACGGCAAGGTGTATTTCCAAGACGGCAGCACGCGCACGGTGCCGATGCCAGACCTCGTCAATCTCACGCGCATCACGCGGTCACAGGGCACGCTGGAGGAGTGGAGACGCTTCCCACAGATGCTCATGCGCAAGAAGCAGTTCGACCTGCTGGGCATCGCCAGCATGGGGTTCGGTGCGCCGCTGATGAAGTTCACGCAGATGGCGGCGCTGACGATACATGGCGGGTCCACCGACAGCGGCACGGGCAAGTCGTTGGCACTGAGCTTGCTGAACTCGATCTGGGGCCATCCGATCCGCTACCGCACAGGCAAGAGCACCTCGCCTGTGACCATGCAGCAGCGCATGGGCAACCTCAACAGCCTACCGTTCACATCGGACGAGATCACGCACAAGTCTCGGCAGGACATGGAGTGGTTCCCAGGCTTCATCTTCGACGCCTCGGAAGGCCAGGGCAAGGAGAAGAGCGAGGCGCACCACAACCGTGAGCGGCTGAACCTCGTGTCGTGGGCAACGCTGGTCTTCCTGACCTCCAACACCCACATGCAGGACTACATGTCCGGCGCTCGTCAGCACACCTCGCAAGGCGAGTTGCTGCGCATGCTGGAGTGGACGCCTGAGGTCAAGCTGAACTGGACGCCGGAGGAGGAAGACCTCCTCAAGATCCCCATGCACAACCACGGCGTGGCTGGCGACATCTACGTGCGCTGGCTGGTGCAGAACCAAGAGACTGCAGAGCGCATCACCAAGGAGTGCATCCGCAAGATCAAGGTCGAGTGGAAGATGTCGGGCGATGAGCGCTACTGGGCCGCTGGCTGCGGCGCAATCATTGCCGGTGCGATTCTTGCTTCAAGTAGGTACGCAGGCATCATCGACCTGCCGGTGGACAAGATCATCGAGTTCCTCAAAGGCTTGGTGGAGAAGGCCCGCAAGGTGATCAAGACGGGCGGGCGCACGGCAGAGGATGTGCTGAACGCCTTCACCCGGGAGAACTACGGGCAGTTCGTGGTGATCCGCCAGAGCAACGGCGCTCTGTTGGCAGCGCTGGGCTCAGGGCAGGAGATCGACCAGACGGTCACGCGCAGCAAGGTCATGGGCCGGGTGGAGCACGGCATCAACAAGAAGAACTACGTGGAGTACTTCATCGAGGAGCAGATGCTCAAGTCGCACTGCGTGGCGATGTCCTTCGGCTACGACGCGTTCAAGAAGCAGATACAGGCCATGCCCGGGTACACGGTCGGCTTCGAGCGCAAGGACATGATGGCGAAGACTCGAGGCCCGCAGATGCGCGTGCGCACGATCTGCATAGGCCGACCGATAGAAGAAGACCCTCACAATGCTGCGGCACTATCCGTGGGACCGGCTTGAGAAGGGTCAGGGGTTCTTCGTCCCTGCGCTTGACCTAGAGGCCGTGCGACAGGCGGGACTGCTGGCTGCAGTCCCGCTTCACATCAAGGATGCCCGCGCCCAGTTCGGTATCAGGCAAGGGCGGCTTGGGGTGCTTTTCTTTCGGTTGCCGCCCGTACGGAAGTAGCCAGTTGGATCTTGGCTTGGCGGGCCTGATCCAGGGCTTCGCGCTTCTTCTCGGGCGTCAGGTTTGACGCCCGGATCTGCCGCTCGTACTCGGTGATCTGCCCCATGTACTGCTTGAAGCTGCCCGCCACGGACGCCAGCGCCATCTCATCGATGTTCTCTTTGAGGTACTTCTCAGCGTCAGCCTGACGACCCTTGTTCAGCAGACCCTCGTAGGTCTCCTTGACTTGGTTGACCTGCTTCATGCGCTCGTAGGTAGCGTCGATGATGCCGCTGGCGTCCTTGGGCTGGAAGAGCGTACCCACCACCGGCATGTCCGACGCCCGCTTGGTCGCGGCCTCGGGGCCTTCACCACCGAACGGAGCGCTCAGCGAAGCCAGCAGCGCCATGCCCATCGAGCCGGTGTAGCCCCGGATCAGGAACTCCATCTTGACAGGAGAGAAGCCTGTGAGTTCACCCACTTCGCGGGCCAGCGCAGTGGTGTTGTCGCGGTAGCGATACCCCGGCTCCATCATCTGCTCTTGGGTGGACTCGATGTCGCGCCCGGTGTAGATCGACTTGCCCACAGCCACCTCCAGCCCGGTCTTGACGGCCTGGGGGAGGAAGTACGACGAGGCACCCGGCACCATCTGCTGGGCAATGTGCTTGCCCGCCTTCATTGCCTCTTCGCCACCCTTGTCGTTCATGGCTGTGTTCACCAGCGCCTCGGGCAGCGCCTTGAAGATGTAGCCCAACTCGAACGGGATAGGCAGGCGCACCATCTGCTCGAAGCCGGGGACTCGCACGAACCAGTTGCCGTACTTCTCTTCAGGTTTGGCGTTTTCGTACGTCTCATCGTCCTGCATGTACATGGCGTAGACCATGCTCATACCTGCCAGCATTAGCCCGCGTTCCCAGAGCTTTTGCCGTACATCAAGACGCTCATTGAGCGGCATCTTGCCTGCAAACGCCTTGTACAGCACGTCCAGGCCCTGGATCTGTGCGTTGAAGAACGGGATCAGCGTGCTGAGCATATGGATGCCGGGAGAGAGCCCGCGCTTGCTGAAGTTCATCGACTCCAGCGCCATGTACGTGGCCTCCATCTCCGACAAGCCCTGCTTGAGGTAGCTCTCGTACTGAGCCTTGCGGGTGAGCGCATCGACCTGTGCAGCCTTGGCCTCCAGATACGACAGCCCGTTGGTCACGCTGATCTTGCCCGCCTGCATGTCCTTGAGCATGCGCGTAACATCCTCCGGCATGCCGGTGAAGACCTGACCGCCAGTGATGCCGCGCCCTTGCAGCACGTTGGGCTTGCCGATCTGCTTGAGGGAGCCCAGCACCGGGACGATGTCCGCGCCGCTGGTCATCGCTGCAGCCAGCGAGTCACGGAACAACTGCCGTGCCATGTACACAGGTGAGGCCACCACCACACGCCGCAGCAGGCGTGCAGGCACGCCCAGCACACGCACGAAGGCCGGGAACATGGTCGGGATGCCCGCCAAGCCCTTCACCAGCAGGTCGCTGTCGATGCCGATGGTGTCGGTGTCCACCACAGCGTAGTGGTCCTCGCCGTCGCGCTTGAACGTCACAGCGCCCTCAGGCGTCTTGCCGCTCTTGGGCACCTTGGCTACGGTCGCCAACCCCACGTCGCGCAGTTCGAACATGAGGTTCTTGGTGGCAAGGTTCTTCGTTGCCATGTCGAGCAGCATCGACGTGTTCTGCACGCTGCTGGTCAGGAAGTCGAAGATGGCCTCATCACCGCCGACAAGCTCTTGGAGGTGCGGGCTGTCCTTCAGGTTGCCGATACGGATAGGCGTCTCGTTGCCGATCACCATCTCCGCCACACCGTCGCGCATGCGGTAGTACGGGATGTAGTCGTTGTTGCGCAGGTACTCGTTGGCCTGCTCACGAGACAGAGCGCCTGTCTGTACCGAGAACTCCAGCAGGTTGCGGTTGTATTGGTTGTAGATGTCCCGGGCCTCATCAAATGCTTTCTTCAGCGTCGGGTCAGATTCAATCTCAGCACGTGCGGCTTTGATGTCGGCGGCAGTGGGCATCGTGGGGATCTTCTCCTCCAGCGACTTCTTGCGCTTCTGCAGGACAGCGCGTTGCTCCTGGGAGATGGTCGTGGCCTTGAGTTGTGACTCGATGCGCTTGACCTCAGCCTCCGCCCACACACGCCCGAAGTTCAGCGTGTCGTAGCCCACGCGCTCACCACGGATCGCGGCCAGATACAGCGTGAAGAGCTTGTTGGCACCATCGGCGCTGCCTGCGGCCTTGACCACATCCTTGCCCTTGAGGATGTCCACGATCTGCTGGATGTTGGCACCGGCCTTGGTCTCGATGAGGCGCTCGGTGGTGCCGTCACGCCGGGTCTTCTCCACCAACTCGGGCACGCCTTCGGTGATGGACTGCGACGTGAAGTGCATCCGCTGGTCGTACATCCGCAGGTAGTACATGGCCTGCAGCGCCTTGGTCGGGTCGGTGCCGCCACGCTTGAGCGCTTCCTCAGACGGTGCCAGCTTGTCCACAAACTGCGTGCGGAACCCCATGCCCAGGAAGTTGTCCTTGAGCTTGGTGACCCAGCCCTTCTCCTTGGCGATCAGGGAGTCGGCTACGCGTGATGCGGTGGGGAGGTTGCGGGAGAAGAGGATGCCTTCGGCAGGGCCAACGCGGTCGATGTCCCACGCCACGATGGCAGAGCCTTCGTCCTTGTCGTAGAAGTCTACGTAGTTGAACTTGCTGTCTCTTGTAATGTTCCGATCTCGACTTGGCGCGTCAAGGTACTTGTACCCCGCAATCCCGTACTCACGAAGCAAATACGAAATAGCTTTATCGGAACGGCGCTTCATAGCCGCTTTGCTCGTGGGTGCCTGCGTTGGTTTTGCGGGGATCCAACGCAGTGCCTCCGCTAAGTCACTTGCTCGGTCATCACCATCCATTTTTGCATTTAACACACTACGCAGTCTCGCTTTGTCCTTAACCGCGTCAGTACTGTTCAGCAGTTCAGAAATAGCGTTTTGCACTTTGGGTGCCTGCTGATCTAATGGCAAGTCTAGTACAAAATACTCTTCGTCGGGACGCGTTGACATTACACGAGCAAACGCACCTTTAGGCTCAGGAATTGGCGGTTCTGGTAATGGGTGATACACGATTGCATCAACGTCTATTTTCCGCAAATCTGCGGCTTTTGCGGCAAAATACCCGCTAGCTTTTGCAAGCTTTTCATAAGATGCGAGTTTTTCTTTGTAGACACGAGACAGCGCTTCCGCAACCGCCGCATACGTTTTGTCTTTTGCTTCATCTACAGCCGCATCTACAAGGTCATCAATGTCCATCCATCTTTCAACGGGAAGAGTGCTCTCTAAATAATCTTTATTTTTATAGTAGGCAACATTATCTTGTAAGAGAAAATCGCCTTGAAATGGCATCACGATCTTTAGATCGCCTGCAATTATGCTATCTACCGTTTTTTGTGCGGCAACTTTGATTTCGTTGTCTAACCCAATCAACTCCCCTTTATTTGTGATATTTTCCGCTATCTTTGCAGGCGAAAGCTTAAAGTCGTTTTCTCTAGCTCTTCGCGCCAAAAGATCAAACACGTACGCGTCTGCAAAAGCCTTACGGCTCGTATCCGGATCGCTGCTCTGTATGAGCTTTTGCAGCCGGTCTCTTTCAGAAGACAGCTTGCGCCCATCAAACATAATGTTTTCAGTCAGCGACGCTTGCCACTCTTTTATCTTTGGGTCGTTTTGCCACTGGCGAAGCTGCTTCGCTGCTTCCTGCCGTTGGTAAAATTTCGCAGTGCTGTGTGCGCTTGCACGGTATGTTCCCCAACCGAATACCTGGGCACCTTCGCCACTGCCCATGTACGTAAAGTCAAACTCCTTGAAAGGCTTGCCCGTGCCGTGCCAAGTGCCACGAAGCTCAAGGTTGGCGGCACCGTAAGCCATATTGACGAGGTCTCCGACCTTCAGTTTCTGTGGGGCAAGACCAAACTTCTCTAGCGCACGCTTGAAGCCGTCAACAATCATCCGCAGCCAGTTCTGGACCGCGTTGCCGCCCTTGACCCCGCTGGGCTCCACGCCCGCGTTAAACGCCTCTTCAACTGCGTAAGCAAGCAGTTCGTCATTGACCTGCTCTTCTGGCGTTTTTGCAGCCTCTACCCGTTCCTTTGCGGCGCGACCGATCTTGGCTTCAAGCGTGTTGGCTTTCGAATTGCTCCAGCGCTTAACGGTTTCAACCAGCGCGTTGTACTGCGCGGTATTGAAAAAGTTACGGAAACCGATGTGTGCGCCCACCTCGTGGAGCAGCACGCCCAGCGCATGGTCCTTGCCAATGTTCTCGGCAATTAGGTATGCCTTGCCGTCGTAGACAAAACCCTTGGCATCATCAGGAATAGTGTCAAGGTTGTCTCTAAGCGCGGGAGGGAGCGATACACGGCGTTTTCTAAGCGCGGAAACCGGGGCCATTTTACGCGCACCGACTTGCGTAGTTACGTTCCCTTCTTTAAGTTCTGCAAGGCTCTCTACAACGATCAGTACGTTTTGCGTATCCAGCAAACCCTTCTGACCAAGCGCACGCTCAAGTTCGGCAATCAGTTCCTCTTTGGTCAACCCCTCAGCAGGCTTGCCACGGGAGAACTCAATGTCTCCCTCACGCGCCATGCGCCGCTCAGCGGTCTGGACAACATCGGTCAGCGCCTCGGCCTTGTAGTCAGCCTCACGGCGTCCGACAAGTGCGTTGGCCTGCCTACGGACAAACGCCTGCTCCGGTGCGGACATCTCACCAAACGCGTTCTGTGCCCGCTCAAACAACTGCCGCTGCTCCTTGGACAGCTTGGCGTCTGCCAGATCCTCGAAGAGTTGCGCGTCGGTAGCTTCCAACTTTGTCTGCTTGATGGCACGCTTGGACACCGTGCGGGCACCCTTAAGCTCCCGCTCAACCGCTTTCTCTTCTTGTGACACTTGGCGCTGCGCCTGCAACAGTTCCTTCAGCTTAGCGCCGAGCGTCTGCCGTTCCGCTGCCAGTTGTGTCTTTACCTTGGCTTGCTTGGCTTTACCCTCTGCCGACTTGGCCGGGTTCTCTTTGATGTACGCAAACTGCTGGTTAATCTCATCGATGCGCTTGCGCGTGGCTGCAATGTCTGCAATAGGCGTGGCAGGCTCGGCCTTGATGACGCGTTCGCCACCCTGCTTGACGACACCCTTTTCGCTGATAATCGGCCCTGCTTTGCGGGCAGGCAAGCTCAGTCGGGCAGTGTCGTGCTTCGCATTGAAGGCGTCAATCTCAGCGCTGTGCACCTCATGCCGCGCCTTCTCCAGGCGCTCAGCAGACGCTGCTGCCTCAACAGTCTTGCCCTCAACACGCTTCAGGGGGGCGTTACCGTACACATCGTAAAGCTCGTCGTGCAGCTTCTGCAAACGCTCTTCCGACTCGTTAAGCTGCTTCTGCAGCTTGACCCGCTCATCGCCCTGCGCGTCCTTGATGCGCTCCTCAAGGACTGCGTACGTGCCCTCCTCACGGGCAATAGCTGAACGCTTCTTGGTTGCCTGGGACTGCACAGCAGGATCGCTGGTGTCACGAAACACACGCACAGCGCCGGTGATCGGCAGCGCTTCGATCTGCGAAAGCAGTGTCGGCTCCTTGGGCGTACTCGCCATAGTGGCGCGATGCACACGCTCTGCCGCTTTCTCTGCTTCTCGGGCGTCGCTAAGTTTTTGTTGCGCAGCGTCAATCTTTTCTTGCGCTTTAGTAGCCTGTTTAAGCAGCGAAGTGGTGACCTTGTCCGCCGCTTGCCGTTCCAACACTTCTTGCTGCGCCTGTTTTGCCTCCGCAATCTTTTTATCAATACGGTCCAACGCTTTGGACGCTTTTACTACCCGATCTGCTGCTCCGGGATAGAGCTTTTCAAGTTGTGCAAGCTCTGCTGCGTTAGTTTTTGGTGCACGGCCTACAGCAAGCTCTTCTCGCAAAAACTGATATCTTGCTTGCAGCCAAGCAAACTCACCGGCAACAGTACCATCCCACTCTTTATCAAGCGCCCGCTTTTTAGTTTCAAGTTCGGCAATCTTGTTTGCCGCATCAAGCCGTTCTCTTGTCTGCTCCATACGAAGCTGGGAAGCGGTTGCAATCAGGTCTTTGCCTTGTTCCCGCGCACGATCAAACGCAGCTTGTGCACGTTCAACTTCTGTCTTACGCCCCGCATTAACACGGTCCGCAAACGCTTTGGCTTCTGCTGCGGTTCTTTCCAACTGTGCGGTTTTTTGTGCAAGCCGTTCGATTTTGCGCCGTGCAGTCACAAGCGTGATGGGCTTGAGGAACGTCTGCTGCCCCGCAGCCGTAGCCGCTTCGCGCTGACGCAACTGGTACAGGCCCCGCATCTCGTACACGGCATCCAGCGGCTTGCCATCGGCAGCACGCTGCGCCTGCTCACGCACAACGCTCTGTTGCTGCGGCGTGAGTGTCGTGTAGACATCCTGCATCTGGCGCAGGAGTTGCGCATCATCTGCCGATGCGGCCTTGTCAGTCCCCTTGGCAAAGAAGCCTTCTGGTGCCAGCGACACAGGCTCTTCTGCCGGAGGCGGCGTCAGGAACAACTCGCGCTGCTCAGGAACAACCTTGCGGACAGGGCCAGGAGGCTTGGCGTATGGTGCAGGCGGCGCAACTTGGGGCTTGCCGCTGACGGTCTCCACCACTTGGCGGAACTGCTCTCGCAAAGTGTCGGCTGCAGCAGGGAAGCCTGCCTCAGAAAACGTGCGCTTGCCCGCTGGTGGCCGCTCGAACTCCTGCGCACCCTCAACAAGCCGAATGCCGCGCTGCTGTCCACGGACAACCACCGGCTCCTCGAAGATCTGCGCACCACGCGCAACCAACTCGTTCAACGGGCGGGCCAGCCCAGTAACGGCACGCATCGCGTCTTTGTGTTCTAGCTCTGGCAGTCCGTATTGCCGCCTACGCCCGTTGATTTCTTGCAGCGCAAAGCCGATTGCCGCCTGCTTGAGTTGCTCAGCGCGGTACTTGTACTGGGCTTTGGTCTTCTCATCGACTGCCGCCTGCTCACGCTCTCTGGCCTGCGTGATGAACTTGACAAGCTGGTCGTAGGACATCAACTGCCGCTGCCCCAGGCGCATCAGCCGGTTCTGCTCCATCGCCTCAGGCGTGAGTTCACCCTCGACGCCCGCCTCGCGGGCGGTGGCACCCAGGTCCAGCGCGGAGCCCTTTTCCTCAGGTGACGCGCCAATTTGCTGAAGCTGTTGGCGTACTCGAGCCTCCAAGTTCTTGTTGCGCGTCTGCTGAGCAAACGTCAACTGTGCACGAAGCTCTGCTGCTTGGTCGTACAGGCTCTCCGTGGTCTCTCTGGCGGGCAACGCCATGCGTGCCTGCGGCACAGGCTGCGGCTGCACCGCCCCCGTTGACTCCACGAGCTTGCCAACAAGTTCCTCTTCGCGCTGTGTACGCTCGGTCTCGGCCTTGGTCTCGGCTTCAGCAGCGGCACGGTCAGCGGCCCGACGCTGTGCAGCGGCCAGAACATCTGTGTACATGCCAGCGGTCTGCTGCGACCGCTCATATGCTTCCCGGGCAAGCTGCTGTTGTTGGCGTTGCTGTGCTTCGCGTGCGGCCTTCTCCTCTGCTGCGCGTTGCTGCGCGGCTTGGTAGTCGGCCATGTCGGTGGGCACCTGCAGCTTCTTCAGCGCCTGGGGCTTGCCCAGGTCCAGTTCTGCCTGCGCACCAAGGTCGGTGACACCCAAAGACTTGAGTTGCTGAGCGATGCGCCCTTGTGCCTCAAGATCACCCTGGTCTTCAGCGACCGCCATCTGCTTGCGCAGCTTGTCAATTGCCTTGCCTTCCTCTTGCCCCGACGCCTTGGTCAGCCGTGTTGCTTCCTTGAGTGCGGCCTCGGCCCGTGCGTAATCCGTGCTGAGCTTCAGCTTGGCATCAAGATCCGTAGTGGTCTTGGCTTGGGTCTGCAGATCTACGAGGTACTCTTTGAGGTCGCGTGCCTGCTTGGCGTAGTCAACAGTTTCTTCCGCCGCTGCCGGTGCGGCCTCTACCGGCTCAAGCCCGGGGATGGTTTCTTGAGCAGATGCGTAGTAGGGGAGCTTCTGCGCTTCCTGGGGAATCTCTTGCGCTGCTGCGGCCTCAACTTCTGCCGCACGCTGATCCTTGACCTTCGCGATCTCAGCCTTGCGAGGTGTGTACTCCGCCGTGATCGGGCGCATGGTGTTGGCGGTGAACTCCTTGAGTTCAGCAACCTTCTGGTTGTACTCCGCCCACTGCGCCGGGTCTGCGTCCTTAGCAGGCTTCTTCTTGACCGCCGCCTGAAGCTCCCGCACCTTGGCAACAGCCTCGTTGTACTGCGTGTCAAGACCGAGCAGGTACTCCGGCGACTTCTTCCTCTCAGCCTCCGCCTTCGCTGCGGCTGCACGCTCCTCCTGTGCCTGCTTCTCCAGCAGGCCACGAGCTTGCCGCTTCTCACCACCACGCTCAACAGCGCGGCCTACAGGGGCCAACGTGCCACCCAGGACGGCACCGCCGATGAAGCTGTCGAAGTACTCCTGACGTGCTTGGGGGTCAGTGATGCTCAGCCCTGCTTGCAAGCGCTCGAACACCTGCTGCGTTGCTTCGGTGGCACCTTCGATGCCTGCGGTTCTGCCGGTCTTGGCGGCGTAGTCAGCCAGCGTCTTCTTCAGGCCCTGCTCAGCGATCTCCTTGGCGTTCTCCGCCGTGATCTTGACGCCCGCCTGACCAAAGATGCGCCCGATGCCGGGGATCATCCGCATGGACAGCGTGTCTAGCGCGGCCTGTGGGATGGCCGCAGCGGCGGCGGAGCCGAGGCTGGTCTCGGCAAGCTTCTTGCCCTCCTCCAACTGTCTCGACAGGTTGGTCGCTGTGAACTGACCAGCAGAGGTCAGACCGGCAGCACCGAGCGTAGTGAGCGCGGCGGCAGTGCCCGTCACGGGCAACGTAGCAGCGGCGGCACCAGCGGCCAGCGGAGCGGCCATGTACGGCAAAGAGCCGCCCAGAAGTTCCTTGAACTTGGTGAGGGGCGCTTCGGTCCAGCCCTCTTCGGTGGGCTTAAAGATCTCCGCTGCACGCTTCTTGGCCGCTTGGTACTCGGCCTCTGCCTTGGCCTCGTCCTTGAGGCCCACCTTGCCCATCAACGCAGAGATGCCGCCACCTAGCTCGGTAGCACCGGCCTTGGCCGCAGCAATGAAGCCGCCTTCGGGCTTGGGTGCCGCAGGCTGTGCAGCGATCTGACGACGCACCGCCGCGATGACCTGGGCGGTGGTGGCTCCCGCAGGGCCCTCGACTTCGTAGATACGCCCGTCAGGGCCCTCGACGGTGTAGATCTGCATGCTGAATCCTTACTGTTTCGGGCGGCTGCTGAGAACCTTGAATTCTCCTGCACCAGCGCCGGTTGCGCCAGACGCGGAAGGGAGTCCGGCAGCAAAAGTTTCAAAGCTCATATCGCCCAACAAGAGCTTGTTCTTCATGTAGATCTCATACAGCTTGAGTTCGCGATCTTCAGCACGCTTAGAAGAATTCACGCTGTCATAAAGCTTGCGATTCTCAGGAATGCGCAGCCACTCCATCAAGCGTACTTCTGCGGGAGTGCGGTCAATTTCTTTTTGCGCTGCAAGGTTTGCGGCAGCTATTTTTTCACGCGAAACATTACCCATCTGCTCTCTCTGCAAAGCCCCGGCTTGCGTAACTTGCGTGTCGTAGATACGGGCAGCGATCTCAGCGTTCTTGACGCCTGCATCCATGATTGCGCTAATCCCGAACTTGCGGGCGTTAGCCATGCGGTCATCGGCCTTGTCTTCAAACTGAAGCATGAGCTTCGTATCGTCGCGTTCCTCGGCACGACGCGCATTCTCGATATCTGCCAGAGCGCGTTGGCGTTCCTTGGCAGCTTTCTTGAAGCCTTGAACTGACTCTGCATACCCGGCCATACCAGCCGCAGCACCTTTACCGATGTTTTGCAGCGCGTTAGGCGAACTGCCAGACATCATAGCCAAGCCCGCATTGATCAGCGCAAAGGCTTTGGCCTGCTCCATCTCTCCTTTGGAACCCTCTTCTTCCTTCTTAAGCAACGCTTCAAGGCCTGCGTATGCTTTACCGTCGCGCTTCAGTGCGCCTTGCATACGCGTACGTGCCGCCGCTACGGCTGAAGCTTCGTCGGTGCCATAGACCTTTATGGCGTCTTCAATCGCTTTCCGATCCAAGAACTGCGCTGCCGTTTCCTTCGCACCTGCTACCGTAGGCTGTGCCATTACCGGTGCAGCCGGTGCTGCCGCTACGGGCCCTGGCCCTGCTTGTGGGCGTTTCCCTGGCCCTGGCTCGGGTGCTGGCCCTGGTCCAGGCTGTGGCGCAGCCGCAGGGGCCATAGACGGGCCCACATCGATATCTGCTACCCCTGTCTTGCCTTGGCGTGTAGCAACGGGGGCGGCAGCAGCCGCGAGAGCGGACGGAGCAGCAGCAGAAGCCGCGAGAGCAGGCGAAGAAGATTCTCCGCGCAAACGCGCTACTAGCGCGTCCAGCAGCGGACGTTCAACAAGCGACGTGCTCCCCGATGCCTGACGCAACCGCGCCCTGCGGATACGTTCCATGACCGGAAGACTATCGTCGTCTTGCATGTCTTCAGTCACGCTGCCCGTCGCCCCGTTATACCGAGCCACGCCACCCTCGGCCATGCCGATTTCTTCTTCGTCAGGGTAGCCTGCGATGCCGCCGTCGGCCATGTTTTGCATGCCTGAGTTGAGCCCTGGCAGTCCTGCGGGGCCTTGAGGCGGCATATTGATCTGCGGTCCGCGTTGCGGCGGCATCGGCCCACCTTGCGGCATCGGCCCGCCTTGCGGCATCGGCATCTGCGGCATCGGCATCTGGCCTATTGAAGCCACTGCTTGATCTACGACCTTGGGCGGTTCCCCACCCATCGCCCGCGCTTGTGCCGCCATGCGCATCTGTTTACGCGCAGTGTCTTCTTGTATGGCTAGCGGCAACAAGAAGGGGTCGTTCTTGTGCATTGCAGCGAACTGCTGCAATTGCGGATCGGGCAACTGCCGCAGCGTGGAAAGGATACTTGCTATGTTTCCGAATTCCATGTCTTAACCCATTCTGCTGATAGCCAGATCTGCGAGTCCAGCGGGACGACTGTTTACCGCGCCGCCTTTGGCAAACAACTTACCAAAGCCTGCTGCTGCTGTGCCCAAACCCACCAACTGAGAACCCATAGAAGGCGGCTGCTGGTACATCGTAGACGCGGACTGTGCGAGCGGCAAGCCGCGCAGCATGTCGGACATGAATCCCAGTTGCTTGTACGGTTGGTTCTGGGCGCTCAGGTAGTCTTGGTACTGTGCACCGAGGATGTTCTGCGCTTGCTGTTGTTGCTGACCGCCGTACTGGCCCAACAACTGATTGATCCCCATCTGCTGGCCGAACTGCTGCTGACCAATCTGCCCAAGCTGCCCTGCACCTTGCATAGCGGACTGCAACCCTTGGAGCCCCAAGCCTGCACCGAACTGTGCTGACTGCTCGTTAAGCTGCTGTGCGGCCTGTCCGTACTGAGCGCCCAGCCCTGCAGCCTGAAGCTGCTGACCGTACCCATACTGCTTGGACTGCTCCGCAAGCTGCTGCGCATTCAGCCCCATCTGCTGGTTGGCAAGCTGCGCCTGCAGGTTCTGCTGCGCCCCCAACTGCTGCGTCCCAAGCTGGGACTGTAGGTTAAGCTGGCCTGCGTTGAACCCCATCTGCTGGTTGGCAAGTGCTGCCTGCAGCGCCTGCTGGGCAGTCATGCCCTGCGCCTGGAGGTTGTTCGCTGCGTTCTGCACCGCCGCTTGTTGCGAGGAACTCAGATTAGCCAAAGCCGTCTGCAATCCTGTCTGCGTCCCAAGCTGCTGCGTCCCAAGCTGAGACTGCAGGTTTTGCTGACCGACGGTCAACCCAGCTTGCTGGTTGGCAAGCGCGGCCTGCAGCGCCTGCTGCGCGTTCATCCCGCTGGCCTGCAGCTTGTTGGCTTGGTTCTGGACGTTGGCCTGTTGCTCCGCACTGAGGTTAGCAAGTGACGTTTGCAGACCGATTTGGCCCGCGCCCAACTGCTGTACGCCAAGCGCAGCGGCAAGGTTCTGCTGACCTACAGTGAGCCCCGCCTGCTGGTTCGCTTGCTGCGCAGCCAACCGAGCCTGTTGCTCCGCGTTGAACTGCTGCTGGGCCTGCTGGTAAGCAGACTGCGTTCCTCGGGTCTGGATGTCCCCTTGCTGCATCGCAAGGTTGCGTGCAGCTTCTGCGTTCTCGATAGCCTGCCTTGCACCCCCAAAGGCTCCGGCTTGAGCAAACTTTGCTCCGCGCTGCGTAGAGGCAATATCCGCTTGGCGTTGCGCTTCGCGCTTCTCGATGTCCACCACATTCTGCATGTAGGGCGACATGTACGCGTCGGCAGCACCGGGCTGTGCAAAAGATCTTGTGCGAACGCGTTCAGCAGGCCCCATCTGGTACTGACGAAGCTCAGGGGCGTACGTGGACTTTGCGGCGGTGATGTCTCCGGCAGATACTTGAGACCCTGTTGTGCTGACTTTGTCCGCCGGTCCCATCTGGTACGCCTGCAGGCTAGGCGCGTACTGTGCTTGTGCCGCATTGATGGTGGGCGACTGCACCGCCATCGAAGACACACGCTCAGGCGCACCGATCTGGAACTGCTTGAGGTCTGGAGAACTGACCCCCGCTGCCGTGAACGATGAAGGCTGAAACTGCTGCGGAACCACGAACTGATTCGTTGCCTGCCCAGGTGTGTAGCCGTAGTTCAGCGCACGCAGACCTGCAAGACCGGCAAGAGATGCTGCGTCCTCCATCGCCTTGGGCTGTCCCATCTGCTCCGCTTGCTGCATCGCCTTCTGCTGCAACGGGCTGAACTGAGCAAAACGCTCACCCTGGTACTGCTGGTAAGGCTGGAAGCCGGAGGGGATGGGCAGACCTGCGCTATCCAGCGCAACGGACCCGTCCGGGTTTCTTTGATACTGGAACGCCGTGCCTTCGGCAAGACCTAGCAGGTTTTCGACATACGAACGTGCATAGTCCGGTATGGTGGTTTGCGACTGGGTGATTTGTGAGATCTGTGGTTCAGCCATGATCAGTCCTTAAGCCGGGAGGAGGCGGTCAGCCTTGGTGTTGACTGCGACCTTTTTCTTGCCGGTGGTTTTGCGACGTGCACGCTGCACACGGTCCATCATTGCATACAGCTTGCGTGCGCCCGCCTCAGTCGAGCCGTTGCCAAGCTCCGAGACGATGCGGGCAGGGATCACGAACTCACCATCGGCAAGGCGTGCGGGTTGACCCCGCCCGATGGTAGCCGGGATGCTGTCGGAGACGCCATCACCCGGGCCGCGCAAGAGCCTACCGCCGTCAGAGTAGGAGCCAAGGTTGTACTGGCCTCCGGTAGCGCCACCCATAGCAAGATGCATCAAGCCTCCAGCTTTTGCAGTTTCGCCGGGGCCAAACCCATCAGAGCTTGGCGATCCGAGGCCACCAACACCCTCACCCCCACCATCCGTACTCGGGTTGGAGCTTGCTGCTGCATCCAACACCCAGTCCTGGCTGGGCGGCTCGTAGCCTGCGGGGGCGAGATAGATCTCGCCTGTACGAACATTCCTCCACCGTTGCGTGCCGGTGAGGGTGGTGCCGCCTGTGGGGGCTTTGAAGCCGAACTGTGCGCCACCTGTCGTACCGGAGGTAGTGGTCGATGGTGCTCTCAGCCGAGGGAAGGCATCCGCTGGAACTGCGCCGACTGCTTGCACGTACGGCTTCCACAACGGGGCCCCACCGGGCAGCGTCTGGTTGACCGGATACGCGCCCTGGCCCATGAGGTAATCGTATGCCGCCTTGGACGCGCCAGTATTGGACACGTTGTAATTGAAGGTGGGCGGAGCGTAGCGGTTGCCCACCAGATTGCGCACATCCTGCATGGTCTCCGTACCACGCGTGGCTTTGCCTGCTGTGCCGAGAGTGGCGGGCTTAACCTGATCCAGTTTGTCTGTACCGCCGTACGTTTTGTCCGTGCCCGTGTAACCCGGCAGCGTGCCAACGCTGGTTATTGGAGGGACGTATACCGGTGCAGGAGTGGGCGCAGGGGTAGGTGCTGGAGTAGGCGCGGGAGTGGGCTTAGGGGTTGGTAAAGGGAAGAGTTCATAAAGTGATTTACCAGTTGCTCGCTTAATGTCGTCGTTAGATAACCCCCATCTATCCATTTCTTTGCTAGCATCTTCCCGCGTAGCCTTAGGGTTTTCCGCAATCCAACGATTGATATTACTGTTAAGTCCTGCAAGACCTGTTTCGCCCGATCTAGCCTTAAAGTCTTCGCTAGTCAGCACATAGCGCAATGCCCCCGAACCATAAGGTGTCCCTAGTGTTCGATTTGGAGAAGTAGCATCAACAGCGCGTTTGATGTCTTCGACATCTACGCCCCATTGATTGGCAGCATTTTGAATCTGTGCGTACGTAGCGTTGGGGTTTTCATCGACCCATTGCTGAATGTTTGCGTTGAGCCCGGCGATGCCCGCAACACCGCTCTTTGACCTCCAATCTTTGTCTTTAAGTACGTGATACTCTGACCCAGAAATTGTGCTACCAAATTCAGCCGGTGCCTTATACCCTTGGCTCATCATCCAGTTGAGATCGTCTCGGGACACTACACCTGACTGTACCAACTGCTGCGGAGTTATGTTCTGTTGGTTAAACCAGTTGATCTTATCCATTGCGCCACGGTTATACCAATCAGATGGTAACGTGACGTCACCAAATGTGAACTGTTGGGCTGGTGCCGCAGGCGCAGCCGCTGGTGCAGCCGCTGGTGCAGAAAACTGCTGCGCTGCTTGGTAAGCAGAGACAGGCTCAGGCTCGTAAGGAGCAGGTGAAGGCGGTGTGTAGTAAGACTCAGGCGCGGGTGCAGGTGAAGGCGGGGTGTAGTAAGACTCAGGCGCGGGTGCAGGTGCGGGTGTTGAAACCGCAGCAGACTTGAGACCGTGCTGTAGCATCCAGCTAATATCTGCTTGTGAAACGCCTGCTTTTTGTAGTTCTTCGGGGCTTACGCTTTGTTGATTGAAGTAGTCAATTTTTTCCTGTGGCGTATCATACGCGCCGCCAGCAACACCCCAATCCGTAGGCATAGTTCTGCCGACAGCAGCAAACTGCTCCGCAGGAGACGGTGTAGGGGCCGCAACAGGGGCCGCAACAGGAGCCGGTTTAAGACCGTGCTGTAGCATCCAGCTAATATCTGCTTGTGAAACGCCTGCTTTTTGTAGTTCTTCGGGACTGACGCGCTGTTGATTGAAGTAGTTAATTTTTTCTTCAGCGGTGTCATACGCCCCGCCAGCAACACCCCAATCGGTAGGCATAGTTCTGCCGACAGCAGCAAACTGCTCTGCAGCCGTACCACCGGCTGCAAGCGCAACGATGCCGCCCGCTGCAGCGCCCGGAGGAGGCGCAGGGTAGTTGATCTGGTTGGCCGGAACGGGTGCCAAGGCCCTGATGCCTTGGGGGCCTTGTCCCAGCGTAGCAAGGTCAAAGTCCACGAATGAGCGCCGGTAGCCGGTGTCTCCAGGCTTGGAATCGGGCATGCCCGTGGTCGTAGGCACCATCGCGTCTGCCGCGATGGGTGCTGCTGCGTACATCAGCGGCTTCGCGGCCCCCTTCAAAAACGCCCCGGGATTCTTCATCGCCGCATCTGCGCCTGCAGAAAACGCAGCGCTGAGGCTGGGTGTTGCGCCCTTAGCGTAGGCTGCACTTTCTGCCAAGCTCTTCAGCCCCTCCCCACCAAAACCAGCCGCTTGCTCTGCTAGCATCGCCGCCTGTGAGCCCGCACCAGTAGCCGCACCCTCAACACCCAACGCACCCGCAGCACCTGCCGCACCGGCACCACCAAGCAAAGCTTCGGTCAACCCAGCGCCACCATAAGCGCCCAGGCCCGCCATCAGACCTTTCTGCAAGCTGCCTGTAGCCAAGCCCGTGATGCCGCCTACGGCAATAGCGGAGCCAGCCGCACCACCAAGACCCAGTGCACCACCGATGGCAGTACCGATTCCGGGCGCAAAGAAGTTCAGCGCCGCCCCCGCAATCGCGGGTAGCAGTTTCTTCAGGAAGTTCGCCTCGGGCAGACCTGTATCCGGGTTGATGGTCAGCCGCCCACCATGCGCCAGGGCCAGGGCGTGCAGCCCGTGGACCTCGCCGGGGGTCATGTGGACCAGCATGGAGTCGCCGTTGCGACCCTTGGTGGCAAGGTGGTGAGCAAGAACGTCAAGGCTCATGGTTTACCCTATCACTGCGTCAAATCGTAGAAGGTCAAAGACCCGATGGCCGCACCGGAAGAGCCCGACAGCACCCGGATGCCCAGCGTATAGATATCGCTCGTCCCAGTCAAGGAGGAGCCCAACTGAAGATCCCAGTTGTACCCAGCAGTCTGGTTGATCGTCCCGCTGGACTGGTTAGTGGACTTCACGTACTGGAT